GCACCAGCGTGGGTTTGGAGGTTTGAGAAGCGCTTACAAAATCACCCTAATTGCACGAGCTACAGACCTATTATGCCGCTAACAGCAGTAAAGGAGCTCGAATTCGCTTGTTCGGAATGTGGCATCCTAGCGAAGGAGTAGTGTCATGCGGCTGACACGCAAAATGCGCTGCATCGTGTGCCGGTGCCGACCGCCCATCGTGCCGGACGGCGGGCGCGTCATTGACGGGACGCGGGTCGCAGACCAGCTCATTCCGAAGCGATGGCACGGCAAATGGGTCTGCTCTAAGGCGTGCTATCGCAAGCTGTTGCCGCGATGGTACCTGGAAAACAAGCAGAATGTGCTGCCGTGAAACGTGGACTAGGATGCACGTGCGCAACGGGACTGCAAGGAGCGAATATGTCATCCGCAATTGAAGTGGCCAATAAACTCGGCGACCGGACGACCTACCTTGGTGCCAGCGAGGTTCCGATTGTCATGGGGAGCTTGTACATGCCCCAGTTCGGGGTAACTCGCTGGCACCTTTGGGCCAGCAAGGTCGGCCATCCTGACTACACGCCCCGTGATGGCGGGCTGGAAGCGGCGTTAGGCAGCGCGCTCGAACGCGGGTTGATTGAGTTCGCGAGACAGAAGTGGACGGTTTACACTGACCCGTCGCTGACGGAATTGAGAATCGCCGATACGCCCATCATCGCACACCTGGACGCGGTGGGTCAGGAAGGCGACGAGTTGTTCCCGATTGAGTGCAAAACTTCTGGCTTGTTCGGAAACAAAGCAGTTGGTTGGTCTCCCGACGACTTGCCTTGGCACGTGTACCATCAGGTTCAGACTCAGATTGCCGCACTGGGAGCCAAGCGAGCCATCGTTGTCGCGCTCCTGGGCGGGTTTGGTGCGGTGTATCACGAGTACGAGGTGTACCGCGATGATGCGGTGATTGAAGAAATCCTTGCGAAGTCGCGGGAGTTCTGGAAACACGTCGAGAACAACACGCCGCCTGAAGAGCAGCCGTTCGACGTGAGCCAGGCGGTCAAGGTTGAACGTCGCGGGGCGGTTGAATTGCCCGAAGATTTGCTGCCCGTTTTGCAAAAGTACCAGCAAGCGAAGGAAGCTATCTCCCAGTACGAAGACCAAGCAGACCAGGCCAGGGTCGAGATACTGAAAGCCCTAGGCAGTGCTGAGCGTGGCCACGTCCGAGGTTGGACGGTGGTTGCCAAACGCGTTACTCAGCATCGCGTTGACACGAAGCGTTTGCAGGTGGAATTTCCGCAGACGTATCAGAAATGTCTCGAAGTCAGCGAGTATTTGCGGCTGCAAGTGAAACCGCCGCGGGAGGAGAAGCAATGAGCATTGTGCCAGCGGATTTTTCCAGACTTTCGGTCGTGGTCAGCGAAGCTAGAAGCAACACGCCGCGCAACAGGAACCCAGAGGAAGTAATCAAAGCGGTGCTCAAATACGCGGACTCTGACTTGCACTTCGCAATCGGTTGCATCTACGCCATACCACGCGGCGGCAGGGTCATTCGAGGCCCAAGTGTGCGGCTCGCAGAGTTATTGCGCTACGTGTGGGGTGGTATCTGGCTCGAAGCGGTTGACGTAGTCGAGCACAATGACCACGTGGTGGCGAAGGTTGTCGGCGTTGATACCGTCAATGGCAACTTGACGTGCGAGATTGTTCCCGAACGCATCGTGCATCGAGACGGACGTCGTTACGACGTGGACGGAATTCTAAACGCCAAGCGGGCAGCGCTGGCGAAAGCGAAGCGTAACGTGATCCTCGACCTGATTCCTGCTAACCTTGTTTCGAACCGCATCGTAGTCGGGTTGCGGGCCAGGTTGACGGCTAAACGGCGCGAAATCGAGACGGAATACAATGAGGCGATTGCGGAGTTGGCTCGCAAGTTCCGCCGGTCAGTTGACCAACTGCAATCAAATCTGGCGTCGCAGTTGAACGTTCAGCTCTACGAAGACCCGACGAAGAACGTGCTCAGCACTGACTTCATGTTGACAGTGATTGAGTACGCGAATGCGTTGCAAGACCTTATCATCAGCGTCGAACCAAGCGAACAACCTGGTCAACAGCAGCAACAGCCGCAGCCCCAAATCCAGGCTCCAACGATCGACGACAACCACGTCAACACGGATGCTTTTATTCTGCAACCGGAACCAGTACCGGAGCCGCAGCCGCACATGGAACCGCAGAAGAAGGTGCGGCCAATAAGGAGATGACCTATGGACGCCAACGGATGGCACAGACTTGTGCTGACGCTATTTCCGCTCGAAAGCAAATATAAAAAGGACAACATGGCGGTGCTGGCGATAAACGGTGAGCCAGTGGCTCGCTTCGTCTTCATCGGACGCAGCAAGAGCCGAAGCCGCAGAGGCATCACCGTTGCGATCGAGGCACCGGAGTCGGTAACGATTTGGAGAGAAGGAGCGACGGACAAGAGCTAGACCTCTTCGACACCTAACGTCCCCGCGGGTTAACGAACGCACGTGCGTCTTTGTAAGCAGCGTCGAATTTCAGCGAAGCGACGCGAGCACGGTGATAGTGTGCCTTCGTGCGCAGCAAAACTCCCCCCTTCCTTAACCTTCCCCCCTTCAGAGGAAGAAGGATGAAGGAGGAAGGATGAGGACGAAGGATGTCTTTGCTGCGCACCTAGAAGTGAAGAAATAACATCCTTCATCCTCGTCCTTCATCCTTCATCCTACATCCTTTGGGGGTGGGGGATTAAAAGGGGGCGGGGGCAAGCGAAACGCAAAAGGAGGTGTATCGTGTCAGGCATTGAGTACGGACGGCTGAGAGAAGGGTGCAGTGTGATGCTACACAGGATTGAGTTTCCGAAACTCAGAGCGCCGGACTGGGCTGTAAACTACGGGTCAACATTGGCGCTGCTTTACGCTGGACATGTCGTGCGTAACAGCTTCCTGCTTTGTCCGCAGCACACTGATTATAGCTTCCTTGGCGGCTGGTGTGACCGCGATTGTCTTTGCAGTGAGAACACCGACCTGGGACGTGAGTTGAGAATGCACACCAAATTTGGCGCGGCTTGTTGTGTGCTGCGTCTTGACATCCGTCAGCGTTTGTGGTTGCCGTATGTTTTCATCGTCCCGCAAGGGTTTGTTTTGGAGTTAGCGGCGGCGTTGGCAGAGCATCGTGTCATCTGTGTCAAGAAGGTTAAATTCCGCCACGTGATTGAACCATTGCCGAGCCACTACGCGCGCGCGGAGATGAATTTCAACCCAGTGAAGGCGCTTTACAACATTGCGTTGCGGCAACTGGCGTACTCGAACTACGTGCTGCGCGGTTTAGCCGATGCTGGAGTTGTGGATTACTACACGCTGGTCAGGCGTGGGCAGCCCCGGGAAAAGGATCATGACGCACCGCTATAACCGCAACTTCCTCGCATCCGTCATCGCTCTGCTGGCCGAATCCGACGGCTGGACATACCACGTCGCGTTGGGCACGCACGCGGAGAGCAACCCGCCAGGTTTCGCTGACATCGTGATGACAGACGGTTCGCAGGTTTATTTCGCCTGGGCGTTGCAAGACAGGGCGTCTCTGACAGACGGCATGCGGCAATGGATTCGTGAGCTGCTGCGATGCGAGAGCGTTGAGTGCGTCGTTACAGCACCTGCGAGTTTAGAGAAGGAAATCAAGCAACTGAAGTCTTCGCAGGCGTCGTACTACGCTCACAACGAGTGTCAATGGAGTGGCAACGCGGAGCTAAATGGCAATGCGATACTCGGTCGTCGCGGTGCGAGGTTGCTGAACCGGTTTCGACATGGGAATGCGTATTTCCCAGACCTGGTTGTCGTGGCCCCACCGGTTGTGCGGATGTGTGTGTTGGACAACAAACGTCGTGAAGCGGAAGCGTGGATTGACGCGATAACGGAAGACCCGGGCATTTGCGTATTCGTGTGGCAGCCTGGTGAGCTGAGCCACATTCGCGCAATGCTGAAGACACACCAACCCACGAGGAGATGACCTATGGCAACGGTGAGTCGTGTGTACTGTGCAGCGGGATGGGAATGTGCTGCGGGCAGGAAGTGCCTTGTCCGCGGCCCACATGGTCTGAGCGCGAAAGACGCGAAACTCAGGGCTTTCGCTGCTGGATGGATTCCGTTGTTTTACGGGGGCCGCGATGTGTGGATTTGTCCGCAGCACGTGAAGTCGCATCCGGCGCTGCACGATTGGGCTGAGCAATACCTCGACGTGCTTGACCAAGTGCGGTTGCTGGATGCGAAGAAGGACGAAGAACTGCAAAAAAGGTTGTTCGACGAAACGGAGCGAGTTGGTGCGAAGGAGCGAAGCGATGGCGGGAAAGTTACGGCTGGCTAGTGCCGCGGAACTACGCGGGATGAACGAAAAAGCGTTCCTGAAACAGGTGGTGGCTCTGGCCAGGCACCTGGGCTGGCGGTGGTATCACACGTTCATCTCCAAAGGTTCTGACCCCGGCTTTCCCGACCTGGTGCTGGTGCGGCAGGGATTTCCTGTCGTTTTCGCTGAGCTGAAGTCTGAGCGTGGCAAGTTGACTGAGTCGCAGGCGGAGTGGATTACGCTGCTCAGCCAGAGTTGCCTGCATCGGGCGTTTGTGTGGCGGCCAAGCGACTGGGATGAAGTCAAGGAAGTGCTCATGGGGTGTGGTCAGAGCGATGACGAATGTCATGGGTAGGGCAGAACTCGCTGGCGGCATCCTGGGGCGCATTCACGTCGGTGATTGCGTGTCGCTCATGGAGCGTTTTGCAGGCCAGGTTTACGCCGACATGATAATCGCTGACCCGCCGTACAACATCGGCTATGAGTACGATGTGTACCAGGACAAAAAAGCGGACGATGACTATCTCCAATGGTCGGAGCTGTGGATACGCCTGGCCGCGGAGATGCTCGCCCCTGGCGGCGCGCTCTGGATCGCAATCGGTGACGAATACGCGGCGGAACTGAAGTGCATCGCTCACCGCAAAGTCGGGTTGCACCTGCGAAACTGGGTTATCTGGTACTACACGTTCGGGGTTCACTGCGAACGCAAGTTCAGTCGCTCGCATACGCACTTACTTTACTTCGTGAAGGATTTGCGCCACTACAAGTTCAATGCTGATGCCATTCGTGTTCCGTCTGCCAGGCTTTCTGTCTATCGAGACAAGCGAGCGAACCTAAATGGCCGCGTTCCGGACAACACGTGGATTCTGCGGCCACAGGACGCACCATTCTGTTTTCAACCGAGCGAGGACACTTGGCACATACCGCGAGTTTGTGGAACGTTCAGGGAACGTGCTGGGTTTATCAAGTGTCAACTGCCAGAAGCGTTGCTCAGTCGCATTATCCTGGCGTGTAGCGACGAAGGGGACGTCGTGTTCGATCCGTTCGCGGGTTCAGGCAGTACGCTCGTAGTTGCAAAAAAACTTGGCAGGCGATTCTTCGGATGCGAGCTATCACAGCGATATGCTGAGTTAGCTACTCAGCGGCTCCAAGCGACGATCCTTGCCGACAGCGGATTGTGGCCTGGGCTTGCGCAGACCGCGGCGGGGGGATAGGGGGCCGAAATTTTACCGCTTGCCCGCCGTGTAACGGAGGCGGCCCCGCGCGCGAATTTTTGCGAAATTGGCGAATCAATGGGTCACTGAAACGGGAGGAGGACGATGGACAACGGTACGGTGGAACTGAATGGTGAACTACGCAAAAGACCGCTTCGCTGGGTGCTTGAGGACATCTACACGCACGTCAAATGGGCAAAGTCGCAGGGCTTTTGTCTCACGCAGTTGTGCTCGCGGCTTGCGATTCCATACGGTGTGCTGCGGCAACTGCGACACGAGAACCTGCAAGAGCTACGCACCAAACTGAGTCCCGCGTTGCTGCGGATTCTCTGCGACGACCTGTCTGCGTTCCGGCAGCGTTACGCCAACTTGCCTGCGTTTTCGCCAGAGCGGCTGCGGCTGTGGCGGCGACGTGCGGGGCTGACGATAAAGGAGCTGGAAACGTGCGTGTCGCAGACAATCGATCGAGCGGTGCGGTTGCGTTTCTATGAGATTGCTAACGGCAGACGGCGATGCATTGACCCGGAACTCTGGGACGCGGTCAGCGAAGTGCTGGTGATGCACTCCAAACCGTCTGGCAACACGGCGCGGATGTACGTTGACAAGTTGCTTGCAAAAGGCTGGAGTTTCTCGGCAATCGCCGATGCGGTTGGAGTGATGCCAGGCACGCTGGCGAAATTTGCGAGGCGGCAGTGCGAGCTGCGTGCTGAGGTGGTGCACAAGATTATTGACCTCGCTCTCGACGTCCTCAGTGACGGCGGAGAGGCAACCACTGACGCGGGAGAGACGCCATGCCTGACCAGATGCTCACAGTAACTTTCCGCATCCCGAAGACGACGATTTGGCAGCAGAAGACGCTGGAAAAATTCGGCGACGTGTACGCGGAGACCGTGGTGCGAATGTGCCGATGGGCGCTGTCGCACATTGATTTCGCTGAGATGGACGGCGACGTGGACGCGCGGCGTGTGCTGAAGCTGCTGCCCAAGTGCGAGGAGGTAAACGGCGAATCGCGCATCCTGCATGGCTGTCTGCGTGAAGACCTGCGCAATGACGTTGCTGCGAAACTCGCGTCATACGTTCAGCTGATGAAGATGCACGAAAACCGGCAGCTGCGGTTTCGGCCCGGTTTCTGGGCAAGCCGTGTCAAAGAGCCGCGGCCCTACGAGCAACTGCTGAAGGAGGCGATTTATCGTGAGTTCGAGACGAATGATGATTTTCTGGACTGGCAGGGCAATTTACTCTCGCACGGATGGCTCTCGAAAGCAACGCGACCGCAGCTCGGTGAGCAACTGCTTTTCCTGGGCACGTCCGGTGCGCGGCGGTGTCATGTGCTGGTGCGACGCAAAAGCGGTGAGTTGCAGGCGACAGCGGTTCTTTACATCGCAGCGAAAGGTGTGTTTCCTGGCGTCGTTATTCCACCTGACGCAGGTTGGCTCGATTTGTGCGATTGCAGACCATATGCGATGCGAAGTAGGTCGGTGATGGTGCTGCCGCTCCTGACCCGAAGCGAATACGTTCGGAAATTTCTTGACGACGCGCTAGGTGGCATGGCGAGACCTGCTGCGGCGAAACTCTATCGGAAGCGGCGCAATGAGTACGAGAAGTGGACGTGGTTTCTCGCAGTGACGTTCCGCGTGCAATGTCCGCAACCGTATGAGGCCGAGCAGTGGCTCGAAGTGGAAAGCACCTGGCTGCGTGGCAGCCCGCCGTCTGTTGCGGTGCGTTATCCAAGCGGCGAGTGCATGGAGATGTTCGCTCAGCTTTACGAAAATCACCTGAAACCAGCGATGGCGTGGCAGTTTGTGCACGCGCGGAATAAGCAGAAGCGAATGCGCGACACGTTCGGGCTGCATCGTGTCGGTGCAGAATGGGAGCGGTGTTTGCACGTAACAGCGAGGTCAATTGTCGCAATTGCGCAGAGCAAACAGTGGGGCGTGCGCTGGGTTGGTGGCGCGCCGTTCCGGCTCAAGCGACTGCCCGATTATGTAATGCGTAAAGCGAGACTTGCCGGAGTACCCGCCAGGTGGGTAAAAAAGACTAAGACGCGGGAGGTCAGTTGTGAGACGAACGGCGAACCGGCATCAGAGTAACGGCCTGGGTTGTACCTGTGCTGTCTATCCACAGGGGGCTGGGGGCTGCGTGTATGACCTCCGTGGCTTACGGGCCCTTGGCCCGAATCCCGGTAACGGGCCCACTAATCTCCCACCAACGCGCCCAGGCCGTTACTCTGGTGCCGGGTGTCTTGCGACTCCTTGTGTGCGGCCAGCGGCGTCCGTCTATCTTCCACCGCGACTGCGTCGCTGGCCGTTTTTATGCGCTCATTTGTAGGGGTGGGAGATAGACATCTAGATGAGAGGGGTATGGGGTAGTCACAAGCGAACTATGGTGGGAGATAGACAACGCAATAAGCTGCCACTAAGCGACTACAAGACATAGTCGCAAGCGAACTATGGTGGGAGATAGACAGTTGGAATAGTCTTTACAACGCCGAGACTCTTACGGTCACAAGCGAGCTATGGTGGGAGATAGACCAATCTTTTCGATATGTGCCCTGGCGCCCTCGGCATAGTCACAAGCGAACCATAGTGGGAGATAGACTTCTGATGTCAACTTGAGCGTTGGCGTCGTCCCAAGTCACAGGCGAACTATGGTGGGAGATAGACGATTCGCCGACAATAGCAGCCCAAAACACCGATGGAGTCACAAGTGAACCATGGTGGGAGATAGACACTCCAGTGCGGCCCAAAGCGCGGCGGTTTTCAGCGGTGATAAGGGAACTATGGTGGGAGATAGACGGCGGATAGCGCGCAATCGAGCGCGCGATGCGTATCGCCACAAGCGAACCATGGTGGGAGATAGACGCTAGCACCGAGGGAGCGGCATTTAGCGAGAGCGAGGGTCATAAGCGAACCATGGTGGGAGATAGACCGAGGTCATCTTGGTACTTCTGCCATTCGCGTTCGTGTCATAGGCCAAGCATGGTGGGAGATAGACGACGGCCGGTTCGCAATCTGCCTGCGAACACCTTCCCCGGTGACAGGCCAAGCGTGGTGGGAGATAGACCCACTTCTGCCACTTGCGCCACTCCTGCGTCGGCATGTCACAGGCCAAGCACGGTGGGAGATAGACGTCAAGCGTCGTATCGCTAAGGCAATGCTCCAAACTATCGCAATCGGACTATGGTGGAAGGTAGACATTCGCCAACGTCGGTCAGCGTAGCCCCCTCGCCAAGGTCACAAGTGAACCATGGTGGGAGATAGACAAAACGTCAAATTCGTCATTGTGCCAGCTGCCTAGCCTGGCCGCAAACGAACCATGGTGGGAGGTAGACGACAGACCCGTTACGGCATTTAGTGTCTGTCGAGAGGCCTACAAGCGAACCATGGTGGGAGATAGACATTGGTCGCCGTTACGCGGGCGAAAAGGTCACAAGCGAACTATGGTGGGAGATAGACGCGAGTTGGCGGCGAATCGTGATACTGCCCTATAACGGTCACAAGCGAACCATGGTGGGAGATAGACTGGCGAGCGGCCCTCGCTAAAAAACAGTGATAAGCGAACCATGGTGGGAGATAGACCAGTAGGGAAAAGAGTGAGTGGGAGATAGACAAGTGGGGCCTTTTGAGTAGAGCGTGAATCACGGGGGCACAAGTGAACCATGGTGGGAGATAGACGAGTTCCGGTGTCCCTCGAAGAGGACTGCCACGGTCGTCATAAGTGAACCACGCGGCGGGCGATAGGCGCTGGCAATGTCAATGGCTGCGGTGTGAGAGCCAAGACGGGATTCCTGGCCGGGGTGAGAAGGGAATTATGGTGGGAGATAGACAACGCGAACGCGGACATACTCCCTACCTGGCTGACCCAGTGATAAGGGAACTATGGTGGGAGATAGACGCGCAGTCAACCGCGAATAAGCGTGTTGCAATAGTGGTGATAAGTGAACTATGGTGGGAGATAGACGTAGCTCCCGCTCGGTGTCGGTCAACCGTCCAGCCCCGTGACAAACGAACTATAGTGGGAGATAGACACTTGGTGTGGCAATGCTCGCTTCCTCCGTTTGGGTCACAAGCGAACCACGGTGGGAGATAGGCAAAGGTACATCATAAAGGGAGCGTGCAGCTGAATCGCAACACTCACGTGGCGTCGCGGGCGATAGACATTGGCCTGCCTGCCTAGGCGACCTCAGTGGGAGATAGGCTGGCGATGAACGGGGGCACGAGTGAACTATGGTGGGAGATAGACACAAGCCAAACTGTCAATGCCGTCTCGTACTCGCCATGTCACAAGCGAACTATGGTGGGCGATAGACGATGCCCAACTCGGACTGCGGCGACGGCTGTGTACGGTTGCGGTGAACTACAGTGGGAGATAGACAGGATGCGCTGATACGGTTCCTGGCAGGAAACCTAACGTGGGCGATAGACGCCACATCGTAATCGCTGACAGCTCACAACCACACATCCACGTTCGCAGTGCAACTGTAAATGTCGCTCTCGTGTTCTTCCAACTGCGGCCCGCGTGCGCCCGACTGAAACCAGATACCCTGGTTCGCTGCCGCCTCGCTCGTTATTCGCAGCAGCACCTTGTCGCACACAGCAACCGTTGCAGGTCTGCCCTGTCCCCACACCGCTATGAGCACCGACACGTGCCTGACAACGGCGGGGTTGCTCAGCGATTGTTCCACCTGCACGTCACTGCCCTGTACAGCAATCGCGGGCAACTGAACGCCGGCGCGCAGCTCACCGACCGCGATGCGACCACCGACCGCGGCGTTCACGTCAGCGTCAGCAAGCAGGAAATCTCGCACTCGCTGTTCTGCGTCGCGTATCATCGTGCACCTTTGCCGTATTTGTATCGCATCAGCTGCTTGTTCAGGATTTCGCGCGCGATGTTCGGCAGCATCGGTTCCACCGCTTCTGCTGCGGCGCGGCTTGCGTGAACTGGCTTGCGAATGCCGGGATGGCGAACGAGAATCTCGCGGCGAATGCCGTGAATCACAGGGCGGATGATGAACGTGTGCGGTTTCGCGCCGAGCTCAACAAGGTGGAAATACTTGACAGGCCGGTGAATCCTGGCCACACCGAATCCTGACCACCAGGCTTTGCGAAAGTCCTTGTCGGGATACACCATCACGGCTTCGTAGCCTGGCCTGCGTCGGAATCGCTGCGGTTTGCGAACCTTGATGCTGCGTTTGAGTGCACCTGATAGGACTGGCACGCGGGCCTTCAGCTCTCTCGCAACTGCACGCCCGACAGCACGGACGATTTTCTGAACTGTTTGCACAGCAACTTTGCTTCCCAACGTTCGCAGTTCCGCGAGTGCTGTCGCGGCTTCAACTCGCACAATCGGACGAATCATATCTGCGTCTCACTGACGGTCATCACGATGTAGCCGTCCGCGTCGGGCGGCGGCACCGTTCCAGGGTACCAAGTGCGACCGTCCTGCAGCGAGACGAAGCGAACGCGGCCAGGCGGCAGCGGGATGCGTGGATCGCGAATCGTCAACTTCGCAGAAACGCCGTACATCTCCTTCGTGCCCGTCAACTGGTCTCGCACGCTGAGCGGTTCCAGCGCGCCGAAAATCACGCTGACAGCGACCTGCCAGTTGGGCGAGGTTTCGCCGCTTGTGTTGGGGCTGGCGCTCTGGTCTATTTCGAGTCGGAACGGATGTCGGAGTTTGCCGGGAAATCTAGCGCGCATCTCAGATGATTCGTGTGATGTACGGCGTCAGCAGTTGCGTTACACCGAGTGCGATTTCCTGCGTCGTTTGCACTTCAGTTGCCGAGCGGTTTTCGTAGAAGTGGCCGACCAGAAGCAGAATTGCCTGTTGAACCGGATGGGGCACAACGCCTGCGTCGGGCCAGCCGCAGCGCATCTCGATTTTGACGGGCAATGGGCGAGTGGGATCGGAAGGCGGCCAGAACACGGCGCGAGCGTAACCCTGCGGCATGTCGCTGCCGAACCACGGGCGGACTTTGCGGCTGATTAGGTACGGCGGATTTGTTCCGAGTGCCAGCGAGTAGTCATCAGGCGGCAACGTGGTCAGCGTTCCTGACGTGTCGAAGTACTCGACCTTGACAACTTCTGTGACTGGATAAAACGGCAGAATCAGTTGCGGTGCGTCTCGCCAGGTGGTTTCCCAGCGATAACGCGAGTTGACGACGACCAGACCGTGCATGTCGAGGAGCCACTTGGTCGCGGTGCGAATGAGTGATTCGAGATATGCGTCTTCTGTGTTCGTGTACACGCGGCATTGCTGACGTGCGCGTTCAACCGACACGGGTAACCACGTGCCCTCTTCCAGCAGCGTGAACGTTCCGCCCTGCAACAGCTCGTTTAGTGCTGTTACCGTGTGCATCGCCGACCTCGTAAAGGCGGGGCCGGGCAGCCAGTGAAGGCTGCCCGGCTACGCGGGAGGAGGACGCAACCGTCTGCGCTGGGGCTGGCGGTGCGAGGTGTCAAGTGAATGTGTCTCGACTTCGCGTTGCACAGGTTCAGCTTGTCCAGTTGCAATCAGCCGCTGTGCAACGGTAGCAGGCAGCACCACTTCCTGGCCAGGCTCAGCATAGATGCCGTGCCCGGACAGGTAAGTCGTCAGCCGCACCGTCATGGTGGTGTCAGTCATTAGTATTATGCGGCTGTCTTGAGTGCCACGAGCGGATGGCTGCCAGCATCGAGGAGGCGGCTGTCATGTCGGCTGAACAGGATGAACGCCACCTGGTCGCTGACAGCATAGAGTTCAGCCGCCTGAATGAGGCGCACTTCAGCTACGTCGCGGATAACAAAACGAGACCAATCGCCGAACAGCACGACCTTCTGGTCAGCTGCGAGTTGCGGGAACCAGCGGTTGACGACGACGGGATACCCGAACAATGTGTCGGGAAACTCCGTGTCCATCGCCCGCTGATGCTCAATGAGATAGCGACCAGTGCTGTCTTTGAGTTTGCGAATCGCCAAAAGCGTTGATTCGTGCATCATGAACACAGCGTTGCGGCGATAGATGGGGTCGAGCTTATGGATCAACTCAAGCAGTTCGTCTGCCGTAATCGCATTCTGGGCAGCTGCGGTTACTGCAACGTATGCGGCCGTTACAGCGCCTTCGGGTTGATTGACGCCGGTGCCGACTGCGAAATGTTCCTCAGTTCCGCGGGCCAGGCGTTCAGCCAGGATTCGCGGCAGCTCTCGGTCAAGTCCGACTGCGTTGTCTTCGAGCAACTCACTTGTGATGCGAACAGCTGTCCCGTACTTGTAGGCGTTGAAAACCTTGTGGGCAAAGCCGACTCCCGTGAAGGTTACATCCGTTGCTTCACCCACGATTGTCGCCTTGCTGGCAGTGTCGTCAGCAAGCGGCCAACGCAGCTCAGCTCCCGAATCGGTGCGGATGACGCGGGCCACACGGCGGATGTTGGAGTTCTGAATGAGCGCACGTTCCAGCTCGCCCGAAAAATCAACAGGCACAGTGTAACCGCCAGCAGTCGCCGGATTGACTTTCAGTTGACGCAGCTCAGCTGACGTGAGCAGCGAGAAGCTCAGTTCACGTGCATCGAGACGCACGCCGTACTGCTCACACAGCTCGTGCTCTTCGTCGCTGATTGCCCGACCGGAACGGAACTTGATCCATGCCGCGAGGGCCTGAGTTGGCAACACGCGATGGAACGGGAGTGGAGCGCCTTTCGCGACGGGCGGTTTCGGGGCAGGAGCTGCTGGTTCGAAAAGCTCTCTTTCGAGTTTTGCGAGATGTTGCTGTCGCGCAATCAACTCGCCGAGCCGGTCGTATTCGCGGTTGAGGTGCTCCCACTGCGCGTTCTCCTCAGCGGTGAAATCGCGGTACTCTTTCTCAACACGCTCGCAGAGTTCGCGCATACGCTTAGCGAGTTTCAGACGTTCCTCACGCAATGCCTGCAGGTTCATGCGATGTCTCACACTTAGACCTCTCGCGCTACGGCGCGAATTGAACGCAAGTCTAAAGCGTGCGAAACGAGGTTACGCAGTTGTTCGCTTGCTAAATGTCCGCAGCAGCCAGCCGCAGTTTCGCTTCAGCAACTCGCAGTCGTGCTGCTACGAGCGGTGCTGTCCGCGAGTGGAATTCGGGCGGTTCCATGTCGAACTGGGCGTAATGTTTCGCCAGGTGTTCGTACACGCCCTTGCGGTCTGACTCAGGAATGTCAACGCCGCCACGGGCGCCCAGTAGCGCCTGCATCGCCGCAATCACGCCAGCACGCGAAACGACCAGCTCGCCATCACGCACGTCGTGGTGTGGCAGCTTGTACGCTCCGAAAGTTTCGGCGTTTTCTGAGTCGTACCACGCGAACGCACGACGATACTTCGCCCAGTCCATGTTGTCTTCACCGCCTGCCCAGGCACGCACGCGGGCAAGCGCGGCATCGGCATCCCAACTGTCGCTGTCGAGCGTGGGTGTTGCTTCGTACGCCACAACGCCGCGACGTTCAGATTGCTGAAAAAAGACGCGACTGCGAGTGATGACGTGCTCGCGCCAGCTGGCGAGTTCCGCAGTTGTCGCAGGATAAGCGGGAATCGCAACCGGTCCGAGTTCGACTAGGTCAACCTCGTCCAGCCAGCGAATCAGCGTCTCGCTGTCCTGCTCGAACGTTTCTTTTCGCACGAAGAACGCAATCGAGCTGCCACGCACATCGCCGCGGGCAATCAGGTGCAACAGGTCGGACGCGAGGTCTGTCGGCGGCATGTCAATCTCATACCACAGACCGCGGGCATCTTTGCCGATTCGCAGTGTGCCGCTCGAACGACGACCCAGCAGGTTATTCAGATCGTGATTGAATGACGCGACGACGTCATGGTTCGGGTCTGCGAGAATTGCGTCGAACGCAG